AACCCTAAAACCTTTAGCTTCGTTGAGACCAAGCTGAAACAGTCGGTTTATGGCAGCATTAATATGGATTGTAATGTCGGGGTCGAAATGGGTGTAATCATCTTCCGGCCCGATAAGTTTTCTTATGCTTTTAAGAATACTTTCTTCGTTTATCTGACTCATTTCATCTCCTCGAATTCGTCTAAATCATCGCCATGCCCGTTGTAGGTGGCGAATGCCTTGATTGCCTTCTCATAGAGCTCTTCGGAACGTCTTGAAGACTCCAGAACTTCAATCTTGGCATGTAATGCGTCAATCTCTGTCTGAAGTTTCTGTCGTTCGAGCTCTGCTTTAGGCGAGCCGTACTTCATAAGGGTTGTAGTCTCTTGTGAAGTGGCAGTTCCCTCGTCTAATCGCCTTTCAACCAGATCAAAAGCCTTGGCAACGAGTTGATTCAACCTTGCCTCGGGAGATTCGGCTGGTTTTGGCTTATACTTTCGATCGGTTGGGGTAGGCTTCTTCCTACTTCCCATGGTGTTTGCTCTCCTTTTCCTCTAGAAAATATAACTTTCTCTATACTTTTTGTGGGGTGCTAAGATGCAGAATGGCATAATGGATACTACTTTTTGCGTTGCTAATCAGAAAGGAGCGAAGAAATGATTGCATGAGGGGCTTAGCACCCCGCAAAGAATATAGAACTAAATATGAAAAATTTCCTCTGGAGAAATTTTAAAGACCGGCGCGATGCAGGAGGGGGGTGTAATTTTGAGGACCCCCCTCCCGTACCTAAAAAGATATTATTTCTTTTTATTTATTCGTATATTGACTAGATCTCTCAAGCGCTAGATGATTAGGCATAGATTGGTACTTTCTTGTAAAGATCAGAACCATTCAGCCTAATGATGTCATCCATGGCGCGGGAGGTCTCGTTCAACACTTCTAATGCTGTAAGGTTAGGAGCTAGCTTGGCTACTCTACCTAGGTACGCATTAGTACAGTACCCTAAGATTCGTTCGTCATAGAACATCCACTCATCATACTGTGTTACAGGATCGAATGGGTTGTCGGTAGTAGTAAGCATGTAACCTACAATCTGTTTGTCTTGACTCATAGCCATTCCTCCTTTCTACATAGCACGATCAAGAGTTGATACAGAAACCCCTACAGCTTCAGCTGCCTCCTCTCTAGTGTACCCCATGTTCATTAGAGCACGGGCTCTAGATATAGAATATGAGGATATAGAATATGAATTACGGGGCATTACTCTTTCTTTTAATTTCTGAGTATCTGTATTTCTATAAATCTTTTTAATAGTTTCTTGAGATACGGCATGCGCTTGAATAGCTTCCCATTCTTTGTCCGTAATCTCAATGTTCCTATCGCTGCGCTTTAAGGCGCCGGTTCTAGCACGGGCTTCTTCCATTACCTGGGCCCTTTTTTTCTTCATGGCGTCTTTATCATTTGCTATCTCGGGGTTATATTTCTTGATTTTAGTCAGCTCAGAATATGCTAAAGCGGTAGCTTGTCTTTCTCTAGGAGCATTCTGTAATGCAGAATTAAGCTTATCGTTTAAGGATTTAACTTCCGCCGCATATGTTTTACTAGCAGATTTATTAACCTTCGAATTTGGCGTGGACAAATATTCTTTGCGAGCTTCATTACCCAGCGCTTTCATACGATTCGCATGGTCAGCATAATATCTTTCTATACGATTACTATCATCATACACAAGATCGTATGCATTACCGCCACGATTGAAAGCCTCAGTCATTTTGTTAGATGTCTCGAGTCGAAGCTCTGTCTTTACTTTATCTGCTGGAACGGATTCTCTTTCGCCGGTGGCTTTATCTTTGTAATAAAAATTACCGTTCTTGTCTTTAAAAACGGTAACTTCTTTAGAGTTCGTTCTGGTTTTTGTTTTACCGGACTCGTCTACGTACTCTTCAGTAAATTTTCGGCGATACTTATACGTTTCCTCGCCAGTCTCTCGATATAGTTTCTTACCAGTCTTAGGATCAATATCTCCGCCTCTGGTTTTTCGTTGTCCAGTTTCTGGGTCAATTACATCTTCTTTTCTTGCTCCAGGCTGAAAGGCCTTTCTCATAGGTACACGTTCATCAGAACTAGCTTTAGATATAATAGTAGCAGCGCCACGTTGAGCTCCACCCTGATATCTTTCCTTAAGCTCTGCTATACGATTGTCCTCATATGATCTTCGCCAGTCAAGCTTATGCTTTTCGGCATCAATTACAACCTGAGCGTGCTTTGTAGCTCTAACAATCTCGTCCATAGTTGCACCTTGCAGGGACATATCCGTAATCAGATTGGATATCTTTCCCATTTCAGTGCCCTTATGGAACCCAGTTTTAGGTCCTACTTCAGGAGACTCTTTTGGTAGTCTGTACATCTCTTTTGGATCGAATCCCTCAAGAGCTTTTGGTGTACGTGCAGTCCTAATAGTCTGCCCTTTTAATGGAATACAAACTACGGTATCTCCATCAAAATCGGCTCCAGACAACTTGTTTGCAACTTTCAAATTTATACCAATAGCATTCTTAGGTTCGCCAAGAACTTCTCGACCTTCCTTGTTATTATTGTTAACTGTGAGAACCGGTATTTCAAATATACCTTGATGCGGGTATCTTACAAGAGCTACTTGTTCTCCTGTTTTATATCCAGGAGCATAAACCTCGTTGTCTTTGATTGATGTCAGCGGTAATATAACTTTTGTTCTCTGTCTAGGCAAAGCGGCAGCTTTAAGTTCGACAGCGTCAGAATCACACTCATCCGCAAAAGATAACAGAAGTTCTTTCTTGATAGCTTCATTCGGAATCTTTTTGATTCTCTCGTATTCCGCTTTCTTTGACTCATAAGCAATATCCAACTGCCTTTTAGCAAGCGAAGGTTCTTGCTTAGACAAGAATTGAGAAGCAAGATTCCTAGACCATTTATCCCAGTCTGTATCATCATTAACGATATTACATGCAGAGCATACTTTTCCGTCAGAATCTTTGAGTTGCCTTATAGTTGCACCAAATGGGTTAGCAGGATCATCTTTCAAAGGTTTCAAGACAGTATCGTCTTTTGGTCCAAGCATAGGAGTCCCTTCATGCTTACTAGTGTTGAACAAAATATCAACGCCTGGTGGAAGGTCCTTGCTATACATAGCCATGCCCTTAAGGTAATGAGTCCCGTCAACAGATATACGAACCTGCGCATATGCTGACTGCCCTAATGACAGATCTTCAACGCCAGGCCTAAGCTCTATGACACCGTCTTTAAGACCTCCACCATCTTCAGTATATCGAATAGCGATTCTGCTTGAATCGATATTAAGTGGCGGTTGGATTACTCTTCGATGTTCACCATCTTCCTCAAAATATACGCCCATCGGAGATCTGAGTTTGTCTAGATTCTGCCATATCTCTCCATATGGAACTTCCTCTTTTGTGAGGATTTTGAACGTTGTTTTCTGATTCGGATTTGTAGGCTGTTCAATATCAAGACTATTCACTTTATATCCTTCAGTCTCAAGAATAGCTATAGCGTTACTGAGTCGTGTCGAAGATATGTTAAGCTGTTTGTCCACACCAGCACCAACATCCAAATATGGTTTGCCGTTTTCAATCTGTTCTTTAAGAAAATCAGCTACCTCTCGATTCTTATTAAGTCTCGATTCTTCGATTGGCTTAAGTCTATTAGCAACTGTAGAGGCTTTAAGTCCAGTGATTTCAGCAATCTTCGTTTTAGAAAATCCTTTATCCTGAAGTTCAAGGCATTTTGCTCTTTCTGCAGCTCTTCTCTCTTCACCTTTAATCGCTACAATATTACGAACCTGTGTTGAGCTAAGGCCAAGTTCATGAGCAATCTGAGTATAGTTCATACCGAGAGCTTGAAGCTCATCTATTCGATCATAATATGATCCGGCACCATGCTGATAAGGATGCTTGCCAGAACCTTGCCTGTAACGGCCCGAACCATGAGGGTCGCCATCAAAATGTTGCGGTGTTCCTGTATGAAACAGTTCATCTAAAAACATTATCATGCCTCCGTCTTGAGTTTATCTATACACTTGTCAAAATATACGATCTTGTCCATTATCATGAATATCCGATCATTCTCTGGTTCATGAACCAGTACTTCATCGGATTGATATATGCGAAGTTCTTTACCAATCTCTGAAGGTTTGATGCCATACTCAAGACAAAATATAGCGGTGTAAATCTCAAGTTGGGACATTGATGTTGGTGAATCACCAGTTTTCAAATCATGAATTCTGAGAAAATCATTTCGGAACGCAATAGCATCTGCTGTGCCGAAGCAATTCTCAGAGTAATATAAAGGCTGCTCAGGAGTCATCTTAAAGCCTATGGCATCGTTGACATATAAATTCAAAGTCTTCTTTGACCTTGGCAACTTGATGCCTAAGCTTATAAGTTCGCATGCAAGTTCATGCAAACGAGTTCCCATTTGAGCAGCTCTGTATTTGTTGTATGATGAAACAAGCTTCTCTTCATCATAGTTTATCCAGTGGTACTTACTTGCACTTAGAAATGCGTGCTGACCTACCAGATTTGAATGCGGATTGAAGTTCACGTAATACCTCCTCTTTATTCTCTGGAAATATGAATCTTGAGAAGGACATCTTATTCATGCGTTTTACATAATATGCTTGGTTCGGTCTAATTGGAGAATCTGCAGATTTCTTACACTCCAATGTAGCCCACTTCTTACCATGCAGAATAAGTAAGTCCGGAATTCCCTGAATATAATTCGGGTCATTCTTAAGCACCATACAACCTGGGAACAGTTTCTTGATCTCTTTGATTAGATCACTCTGAAATTTGTTCTCTCGCATTTAGGTACCTCTTTCCGCACAAAAATAAAGAGTGTGAAAAAATTGGTTCACACTCTCTATTATAGGCGTTGTAATTTTGACGCTACTAATTATTTAGGAATTGGAAGTGGTATCCCTTGTAACTAGCCTGAATGCCGTATACCACTCTTCTAACATTAGTCTTGTCGCCTCCTATAGCGTCTGCGGCTTCTTTGAATGTATCGAATATCTCGCCAGTCTCGACAAGAACTATTGGGGGATGCGCTGGCGGTTTGCCAGGCTTAGAATATAAACTATGCATCAAACCCCCTTTCATTAAAATTCTTCTTTCTTGACAAAGCCTGATGAATGGCTACGTCAATCGATGAGTTAGATCTTATGTGATAGTAATATAAATCAGTGTACGGAGTATTACGTCTGTCAATTCTACCTGCGGCTTGCACAGCAACCTTGTATGAGTAATTCTGTGAGTAGAATATGATGACATTGGTAGTCGTGCAGTTCCAGCCTTCGGCTCCTGCCGTGTATTGAACCAAATATATCCAGTTCTGAGTATCCGGTATTTGCTGGTGTTTATGACCATTCCATTCGGCAGTCTCTATCTCGAGTTCTTTACCTAGCTCTCTGAGAATCTCTAATTCATAGTCGAAGTTGTAAAATATGATTACTCTGGGATGCTCTGAGATTATCTGCTTAACAGCATCGATTCTCTGTTGGTCAGTATTGACTATCCTTCTCAGAAGATAGCATAGCCCAGACATGTCGGTCAGTGGCTCATCCTTGAAAATATCCCAACGATTCTTAGTCACGTACTTATATGTCGTGTGGTCATATCCAACCGTTATACGAAAATGGTGTTGCTGAGTAGGCTTCACATACTTCATATTAACAAGAATCGATTTTCTTAATCTCAAAAGTCTGCCAGTCTCAATATACCGATCAACTTTCGGGAACTTAGCAAACCTGCTGTATACAACGTGTCTTCGTATAAACTCAGTTCGGTTCTTGTAAAAGCCGTTTGCTATGAACACTGGAATATAATCCATCCATGTGTCGCCAGGTGTTGCGCTTAACAGAATCCAATGATTGCACTTCGCAATCTTAAGGAACGCTTTTACCCAAGCACCAGAGCCAACAAGTCTCTGCTCGTCAAATATAAAGAATGAATCTTTGACTTCACTATACTTACCTATGTTGTTCCATGAGTCGATGCAAATATCAATAGACTCGAAAGGAAAAGGAGGAAATTCATCCTCCCATTCCTTACTGTCTCTTTTCTTGGCCGTAGTAATAATATACAGATTCTTCGGATTCTTCATAGGCTCACCGTTGAGTCCTCCTTTGCATTCTTTGACAGTGAAATATGCCAAGGATGTTCTGGACTTTCCAGAGCCTACTCCGCCACACAGTATAGATCCGCTCTTAAGTTGCTCAAGTGCTAATAACTGATTATCATCAAGCTGAACGCTCAATCATACCACCTTCCTTAAAACGGAATATCATTAGCCTGCTCTTCCATCTCATCACTGAATATGCTTGGAGTATCTACCTCAGGAATGTCGGCATACTTTCCGCCGAAGTCATCCTGAATAGTGATGTATGCAGTCTTCAAATATCCCTTAACGCCTGACTTGCCGTTCACATTGTAATTGTAAGGTCTTATAATAAGATCCACGTTAATGATCTCGGCATCATCGAGAAGGCCAACCTGCTTCTCGGTAAGAACTGTCTTGTTGTTTCCGGATATCTGAACAATTCTTGGTGGGAAGTTCTTATACTCAACAGCTACCTGCATAACTTCGTCACCGTACTTGTCCATTCTGATATTCCAGCCATCTCCTCTGAGGACATCAGCAGTCTCCTCATCGAATACAACACAGAAGTTCCTTCTTCCGGAAGGATTCAGTCCACGCTCTCTTCCCGCGAAATTTCTGTATTTGATCTTTGCTCCCTCGATTGTGATGTTGTTATAAGTTGACATTTCTTGCTCCTTTCTAAGATATAAACCATTCAAAATCGCCGTACTCAGATATAGATGCAACGGCTTCATCGACTAAATCCAAATAGTATTTCGTATCGATATCGTCCTCTTTACCCAAAGCCTTAACTTCTTCAGACTCGAGCCAACGATATCCTTTTGTTCCGCCTGCGGCGTAATACTTTCCATCCTTCTCTCGCATAAGAAGGCCACCGCCACAACCAGGCTTTATAGGACAGAACTGACCAGCTCTTCCAACAAAGTGGTAGTCATGCTCACCATCTGCAAGCTTCTCATTCATGTCCAAATATAAAGCTGAGGTTACTGTCTTTGTCTCACATTTATCCTTAAATTCGATAGGCTCGTGTGAGAACAGCGTCTTGAATATAAATGGTACCTGGAACTGAGTTCCTGTTGCATCCCACTTTCCTGGCTTCTTCTCATTCTTCTCTGGAATATAGCCATACTGTTGCTGGCACCATTCTTTGGATGCATACTTGGCAATATAGACTGCGTCGTTGACGAGGCACATGCGATCGTATGTAGCTTCGTGCTCAAACGTGTAACCGTATTTTTTACCGAATTCCATAACGAAATCAATGATTCCTTGATCTGCTTCAGGAATCTTAATAGAATCTGTCTTAATATGCGCAACTGTGTATCCACGCTTCTGTACCTCTTCTTTTAAATCGATCATAAATAAAGCACCTCGCTTTGCGACGATGTTGTCGATGTTGCGAGGGTCTCTAAGCTTGTTATCAAATTTAGCAGCAGTCAGTCCATAAACAGAATTGATAGCTATCTTAAGAGCATAAGCAAGTGCCGTAGCCTGTTCTTTGTCTTCCAGATATGGCTTCAACTTTCCGCCAAACAGCTTACCAGCAGAATTATAATCACCGTGTTTAATGTAAAGACGAGCGCTAACAAGTTCTTTGAAGTTCTCGGTATATGGGCCAAATATGTTAAGGTTAATTGCACTATTAGGATGCATACTTGCAATATCAAGTAGGGCAATATTCTTATACATTCCAGGTTCTGAATATACATAACCTCCTTCTCCTACTTCTTCGCCCTTATAGGTCGACTTGCCATACTCAAACTTATAGCCAGGGAACATCTTACTCAGGTCAGTGTATACAAACTTGCTCTGAGGATTCTGGTCGGTTCCGACTATCAGTCTTGTTGTGTGATTGTTCGTTGTGCTGTTGACGCTGAGTCCGGAAATATCAGCCAGTATCTCTCTTGCTACAAAGTCCTGCTGTCTTGCATTCCATACAGCCTCGGTGGCAATAACGTCGTTCACGCAGTAATCGGCGACCTTAGTCCACATCTCTTCAGGAACAGGCTGGTCCCATGGAAGTCCAAGCTCCTGATGGTGAATATCAAGCTCAATCTCCCACTTCTTCAGGCTCTGCTTTTTGGAACAGAAGTCATAAATATCAGTGTATGAGAGGTTGTATGCTTCAAGGAAATAAGCGTTAGAACTACCGGTTACAATCCTCTGTGACAGAGAATATAACTCGGCATTGTCATAGCCCAAAATCCTTGCATACAGAATATGATTGTCGTATCGTCTGTTGTTGAATCCGACGAGCCTGAACTTTGTCGCAAGATCAGATACTTCTTTCGCTGTTGGATTTATCATCTTAACAACTGATTTAGTTCCGACAGCTTTCCAACAAATGATAAATAGATTTATAAATACTTCCACGTCAAAGAAAGCTATTGGATTCTCAGCATCTTCTCGGACTTCTTCATGCTCTGCCGCATCAGAACAAAAATGCATGTCTGCTACTAAGTCAAGACATGCACTTGCCTGATGCGTACTGTTATTAGCAAATGCTAATATCCTTGGCCTAAGATCACGGACGTCATAAGTCATACCAGACTTATAGGCATCCTCCAGTATCTTAAATATAAAGTCCACTTCCGGCTTGGTAGCACCGTGATGCTTCTTAGCCAGACAGTCCGCAATTATAGTTCGTATAGCTTTCTCATTCTTTACCGTGTCGAAATTAACCATGTTCTTCGCTCCTTTCATTGGCAATCCCGAATTTATCTTCTTAATCGGTAAAGCATTGCATTTGGTAAGCTTCCTCCTAAGCGAGGAGTTACCGTTAAATACTTTTATCTCGATGTCTTCATCGAATATGCGGCTCAGCATAGTGACATCGCCATCGTAAATATAATGAAGGTGTATACCTTCACCGCCTTTACTTAATTCAGCGTATGTCATAGGCCACTTTTCAGCCGCTTGTTTGTTTAACTCATAGGATTTATTCCCATCTTTGTCCTTAATATCAAAGTCAATGACAATATGATTCTCAGGAACCTTCACATAATGAAGCTTGCCTGTGTCAATATCCTTAAGCTTAGTGTCGACGTTCTCCCACTTCTTTTTAGGTGTCTCTTTGGCTGTGGCATACTGTGCTATACACTCCGAACATTCCTTATCAAATATAGAAGCTTGCTCTTTAAGGTCAAGCCACGACTCAACCTCAGGCTGAATATCCTTCGTAGCCTTCTTACTGAACTTATCAGTCTTAAGCCCGACATATACATTCCGTGCCTGCACGTCTTCAGTCCAATACCTATCCTTGAACTCATCAAAATATGTCTTGAGCTCTTCTTTGAAGACCCTCTTCATCATTGGATAGCTGACGTTGGAATCTGCGCAATATGTCTTATAGAGCTTCCATGCATCATTCAGAGTGACATACTCCTCATCCACAAAATCAAAGTAGTACTCTTCGATGAAGTTATACATGTCGTTTGTGGCGCTTATCATTGAAGTCGGAATATAATCGTCATAGTAATTCTTGTCAGCTTCATATACATCAAGACAATGCTTAGCTATTCCACCAAGCTCAAACTTGATCTGGTTCATCAGCTGATTGTATCTTCTCTTAGGAATAAGCTTTCCGCTCGGATTGACATCAATAAGTCTTCTTATGATTCCGGACTTACTGTCAGTTATCTTTACAGGTCTGTTAGTTCCCATAAATAACATTGCGTTGAACCTGCTAACATACAGCTTAGAGTACTTAGCATCAACAGTCATCTTCTCATGAGATACGATGCTGTTAAGTCTCGTGTTGTCTTCTATCCTGCTCAGGTCTCCGTCATGCTGTATCGCAACCAAAGGGTCATCTTTAAACGGCTCGAGTGAGAAATTAGAATTGTTCGATCCGAGTGCCTTGGCATCGAACATCGTATAATATCCCTCGAACAATTCTTCAATGACATTCAGTACTGTCGACTTACCTGTTCCACTTGAACCATAAAATACAAGAAACTTCTGAAGCTCTTTTGAGTCACCACTTACGACCGAACCTATTGCCCATTCGATCTTGTGCCTGTCTTCTTCGGAATATAATGTTCCGACAAGCTCAGTCCATGCCGGAATATCTTCATCGCTTAATGCATAGGGAAGTTTTTTGCTCGCGTAATCTTTTTTGTTCACTGGGCTGTTTGCAAATATAATCTTCTTGTCAAGCGGATGAAAATTATCCTTGAGCTGCTTCTGTACATACCTATGCCATTTGTCGATCATGCCAGAGTCAGTGTCCCACATATATAAGACTTTTGCTCCTTCGACTTCGGGATGCTCTTTTCTGTACTTATCAAGCTCCTTGTCTATCATGTCGATAGCATCATCCTGGTTTGTGGACCACAGTCCTTTTTCCTCATCCCAGATGGCATAGAAATCTCCACCTCGTATCATCAAATCGCTACTTGATTTGGCACTGAACTTAGGATATATCTCGGTGATTTTGTTCTTTCCTTGTCTTTGACTAATTCGTAGAAAATCCACTCAAAAACACTCCTTTCTTGCAAGTTTTTGGGTTTACCTGACACTTTGACACTTTTTTTCTTACCTTTTTTATTTTTTGAGTTTTTTTTTCACATTGGGGGTAAGGGAGAACTAAAAAAGTGTCAAAAAGTCACAAAAAATAGCCAAAAATGGCTAAAAATCGTAGTTTTTCATAAGCCAAGACTGCAATTTGTGCCAAATGTCGGCATCCGAAAATGCACGTTTTTCAGAAAAAGTGTCAGGAAACCAAAAACCTGACACTTTTTTTTGAAAAAGTGTCAGGAACTTTTCATCAAAAATACACCGGTCATCATACCCTAAAAAACCCAAATTTTTCACGAAAATCCAGAACCAATCTGCAGTCGTCATGTCGAATTCAGGCATAAGATCGATACGGGTTCTTCTGGCCAGAGCGATCAACATTTCTAATATAGAACAAGGCTCATCAGTCCAACTCATCGACTCGTAATCGACGAATCTGAATTCATTATAGCAGTCAATATAGTCATACCTTAGCTGCTTGCCATCCTCAGCCCTGTTACTATCCTTCGCAACTGACCAGACGAATTCCGTATCATAAAGAAAGGAGATAAGATTGGAATAACCGCTATGAGCTTCCATGTTCACAAGGTCGCACAGCCAAATATAATAGTCATCCGGCCATTCGAAATGTTTAAATGTCCGTCTCATAGGTACTCCTCCATTTATTCATCACCAAACATAGCTCCGTAGCTGCCGAACACTTTAGATATCTCGTAATCGACCTTCAGAGCCTCATTACGAATATAACAGCTGCTCTCAAGCGAGTTCTCAAACGACTCGAGGTTTGTGCCTCCAACCGTATCGACAATGCTCAAAATTTCATCTTTCTCATCAACTAGTGTGCCATCTTCCATATAATAGCTGAGCTCTTTTTTGTCGTAACCAAGCGTCACGCTGTCAAAGTCATCTATGTCTATGAAATATGGCTTCTTGTTCTCTTCATCTTCTCTCGGATGTTCCAGAGCAGCAAGTCTGCTTTCAACGTCGTCGATTTTATTTGAGAACGTATGGTACTGGAGAGAAGAAGATGATATAGCTGTCTTCGCCGCATCCATAATATGACCGACTACTACAGAATCATCCTTCTTCTCTTCAGGTTCTTCCTTAATATATGTCTTTCTCATACTCTCCTTCATCGAATCGATTTCTCTGTCCGCTCTTTCGGACTCTCTTTTAGCAAAATATTCGCGGGAGCAAAGGACGCCGATCCCGGCACCGACGCCCAATGTTCCCAAATATGAAAGAAAGGAAACAAACTTAGTCATAAATATCACCGTCCTTAGATCCTATCCACGATAACGCCATCCAGTTTAGGGTCGACGAGGATCTTCTCGACATAGTCTCCGGCTCCCTCATCAAATACCCAAACCTTACGGATGTTGATCTCCATTTTGTCAGCAGGACCACCCTTTCTTGTTGACAGGCATCCTCTGACAAATGCTCCAGGAACTTCATCTCTGTCAAGACCGAACGCATCAAGGATCTCGAACATCATGATGCTTCCATTGCTGTAGAGGTTCTGGCTGCACTGGTTTGCGAGAAGATCGGCGATAAAGAGGTTATGGTTAATATCGTGACCGACATAAGCACCGCAACTCTCGTCAAATATAAACGCATCACCTGAGAGCTTACCATTTATAACTTCGGCACCCTTAACCTTGTGCTTCTTCTCTTTGCCGTTCTCATCTGTCTCGACAGTCTCAATATCCTCAGTCTTGATGTTGTTGTAGAAGCGTCTTTCTGCCTCTTCACCGATACGATTTCTCATATCATCTCTATATCTCGACAGAATTGCGTCTCTTCCGACCAAAGCCGTTAAAAGCTCTGTGTTGTGCTTTTTGAGGTCTTTAATATCCTTATACGTCGAGCCCATAAAAATCGCTGAGAGGCCAAATATAAAGGCTGTAGGGGCAAACTGACGGCACACTCTGCCAGTCGTGTGGATATACGCCTTTGTGAGCTCTCTTCTATATGCTTTCGTATCTGAGATAGACATGGTGATAGCGATTCCCTCATCACTTGTCTGATCGACTACTACATACTCGTCCTTAATATCCTCGACAGTAGCCTTATGCTCGTCAAGAATATCCTCAAGCCCTAGAGTCGCGATGCATGCGCTTACTGTGCCTGCGCCTGCAAGTACTCCGCCGAGAATAAAGCTGATCTCAGTCTTGTGCTCTGCTACTTTCCCAAATATAGTCTTGATGTTCATTGTTCGCTCCTTTTCTTAATCTAAATGCTTCCATCTTGGAAGGTGCAGTAAATATCCGCCACGGACTCTCTCAACACATGCTCCTGTCATGTCAGTGAGTCCCCAGTTATTGTCTGTGAAATTACCTGTACGGTTCATGATGTCGTTAAGGTCTGCTTTTGTGACTATGTGATACTCCTCAAATATAGCCATCATCTTCTCGAGAACCATCTCTGCAGGACCTCTTTCACGGAATATAAGTTCCTCATCATTGAACCCAATCTCTTCGCGCCTGTTTCTACTCCTTTCCGGCGCACTTCTATGACCACTCTGATTCGAGTAGTTGTTATAGGAAATATAAGTCTGATTCGGCTTGCTTGAAGTTCTGCCTGTTCCGCCGAACAGAAGCATATCCAGACCTTTGTTAGCAAGTTCAAATATAGTTTCTTTTACTGATGGTATCAGGACGTCCTCTATGAGGTAGTTTTTAACATCCTGAAGGTCTCCGTTCAGAAGAATATCACCAAGCTTCTTGCCGACCGAGCGTCTTCTGGTTACGAATTCATCACCTTTGAGAATGCTCTCGACCTTCTTCTCTTTCGGCGTGTCTGGCTTGGTGTCATAAATGGTAGGCATGTTTACCTGCGCCATAAAGTTTCCTCCTTTTAGGCAAAAATATAAGAAGATGTTACAAAAAGAGAGAGTCCATGTATTAAATACACAGACTCCTCAGTTTCTACTTCAGGAAGTCCTCAATGTCTTCCTCTTCATCTACTAATTCCGGATCTTCAATCTCTACGATTTCATTATCTTCTACGTCTTTTACTACAGGTTCAGCAGATTTATTGCTGCCTTCTTTGATCATCTGGACAATCTTATTGGCTGTTTCTACATATGCCTTTCCCTTCTCCAGCGTGTCGCTTACGCTCTTAGCGCAGACTGCTCCGAATGCTGTAGCGCTGCCCCACTTTGCAACCTCAACACAAATTTTCTTTGTGTTATCGAGGTTCTCCGGTGTGAACTGCTTTGCAGCTTCGTCGATCAGTATCTTTGCGCCCTTTGTCGCTGCTGAAGTGAGTGCAAATTTTCCAACCTCATAAATTACTTCCATATTAGTCATCATAGTTTTGCTCCTTTCTATCGACGCCAAAATATAATCTATTCATAGGACTGTACGCCCTCCATTATAGGCGTTGTAAATCCTGTGACCCGGCGTCAATCAGGACGAAAAATAAGAGGCTTTGTTACAAGCCCCTTAAATCTCGTTACCATATTAAATTGTCTAATAAATACAACTATTTGACTTCGGCAGTTGCCATAACAACCTGCGGAGTAGCCTTCTTTGCTTTCTTTTCTGCACGGATCTTCTTGAATTTCTTAGCTCCCTGAACAGCGCCGATTGTTAATGCGGCTCCGGTCACGAATCCAAGACCTACACAGATCATTCCTTTGCAGTCAGCTTTCTTTGCTACTTCCTGTGCTGCAGTGTTAACGGTCTCCATCATCATTTCCTTGTTATCCATTTTAATGCTCCTTTCTTAGATAGAAAATATGGTTTAGATTTTGGTTTTCAATACCCTTCATTATAGGCGTTGTAAAAGTTGTGATTTTTGCGAAAAATATTAGTCCTCGGCAAGAGTACCGGGTTCGTCCAGCAAATTTACTGTAGGTATTTCATACTTTACACTTACTGCAGGCTCGTCAATTGAGAATATGGAGGCCCGACATAGTCTATCGAGCCTCCTGTTCAGTTCCTTAAGTTCTTTTACGATAGCCTGCAGCTCTTTTTCAGCTGCCATTAGCTACACCTCCGACCATCCTGGATTTCTCTGACGATAATATTCGTCAACTTCTTCGTCCGTATAATATTCCTCTTTCTCACTAAAGAGTCTGGGTTCTTCCCTGACTCTCAGCGCAGCAACCTTCCTTCCACTATCAAGCGTGTGGAAGAATGGTTCGACATGGATGTTTCCTGTGAGTTCATTGCACCATCCGAGCTCGTCATCTCCGGTTGTCGACATCAGATTAAACGTGTCACACCATTCCGATTTGGAAATATCATGACCGCCATTCATATGGTCATTCAGATCATTCACTTTTGATCTTATCGTGTCGAAGTCCATATAAATATACTGGCCGCTGACAATATCCAGAAATGCTGTTCCGGTATAATTGATCATCGGTTCCGGCGCATTCTTGAGTTTGTCTTTTAAGACTTCCTCCTGCGCCTTGTTGACCTCCTTGTCGCCAAATATCTCTCTTGCTTTTGCTTCGAATTCGTCTCCTTTAGACTCATACATGCTTGCAAGAGCTGCGGCTGCTGCGTATCTCTGTTCCTGCTTAGTAAGGCCTGCGAATGCACATGCGATTGCGAATACGCCCGCTGCCATACACGGTCCAAATATACGTCCGTAGTCTTTCCAGGTAAGTTCTTCGCCCAGATCCTTAAGTCTCTGGTATTCCATTCCGGCCTGAATAGCCAGACCGATGGCTCCTACTGTTGCTCCTGCCGACATTCCAATAAGTGCTTTCGGCATGAATTTACCAACATTAAACATTACCTTCTTGCCAACTTTGAATAATTCATTCTTCATTTTGTTTCCTCCTTTTATTGGCACAAATATAAGTAAGGAGGACCCAAATGAGTCCTCCTATTATAGGCAATGTAATTCCTGTGAATCTTTGGTGACATCTATATCCACATCCACGTTGAGCATGGGCTCGAGGTTGCATCTCAGAATATGGATTCTGCCATACTGAGTGTCTTCAAACTCATCAAGGAACTTGAACTGAATATGCCCGAAGAACGATTCATTGTAGTAATGGTAGTCCGCATAGGTATCATCAAGGAACCAGCCAATCTCCTCGCATTCTGGCTTATCCCACTTAACACCTCTGAAGTGCTTCAGAAGGAACCAGTAGTGCACCGGACATCCCTTACTGAGAATATCATTCATAGACTTCTCAGCGAACTCAAGCTCGCCTGGAGTTGCTTCGAAATATTGGTCTGTTATTGGGTCGTACATCAGAAGCGCATTTGGATCTCTCATCGTCTTCGGAGGCGGGTTCTGCAGAATATGATCATGAGTCACAGCCTGCTCGATGTTACGGTCGTTCTCTTCTCCGTAAAGCTCACGGTTCTTTACTCTGTACTCCTTGTAGTGCTTCTTCCAATACTGAGCTGTAGCTGCCATTGCAACCTGCGAAGAATATCCCTTGACGGATCCCATGAAGCATCCGAATGCAAGAGACATTCCGAGCCCTGTTCTCCAGTAATACTTACCGATGGTCTTAGCTTTCTCTTTAAGGGGAACTGAGCTATCATTGAAATATGCCTTACCATAGCCATCCTCGCAGATGTCGAATGTGGACTTTATGCCGTCCACTGTTGCAGCTGCTCCAAACGCCATGCCCATACCTACAAATATAGGCGGAAGTGCCTTTGTAATCTTATCAGTGTTCATTGTTGCTCCTTTCCGTGTCTCTGTACGGCCTTACTATCCTTATAGGCGCGTGCAATTCTCTGCAGACTCTATTAAGTCTGTCTGCCATAAACTCTGTCTTGCTGAAATATGCGTACGGATTATTGTTCAAATAATCCAAAAGATGTCCATTTGATTCGAATCCAAGTTTCAGCATGATCTCGTGATACGTCATTCCTGTAACTTTAGCCACTTCAGTAATCGTGTCAAATATGCCATGATGCCTGCTTGCCACAGGAATGATTCGGTAATAACTCATCTTCGCTCCTTTCTTAAATTGTGGCAAAATAAAAGAGACATGCATTATGCACATCTCTCGTAATATGAGTTGTAAAAGTTGTGAATCAGTCGTCGTACAGAGGACAGCCCTGCCTGCACAATGGATAGTCACCACCACAGGCACGGCATCCCTCCGGAATATAACTCGGATCGTACTCGTCCCAGCCAACCTGCTCGGACAAATGCAGATTCTGCTTTGCGTACTCCATGTTTTTAACTATCAGAGGATCTAACCCTCCGTACGGATCTTTTTTCTTTCTTGCCATAATTCTTCCCTCCTGAGAGGAATTATAGCACTTTATCTCTACTGTGTCTTCTGTATTCGAAATATAAGATACTGCTGGTTAGGTATCTCCTCAATTGGCACATCAATTTGAAGCCTCATGGTTTCTTCGTTTGGATTCATAAGATCCAGATAGAATATACCATCCGGTTTTTTAGTCATGATGTTTCTGGCGTGCACCATTCCGAGGATGAACATCAAAAGAGCCAGCAGGAAGCACATGATAAATATAGTAATAGTGCTCATCTAATCCTCCATCATAATTCCAATTTTGTGCTGTGATTTAAGTTTGTCGTACAATTCGTCTAGGATGAAGTCAAAGTCATCCTGGCGCATCCTGTGATAGTCAAATATCGTTTGAGCGAATTTGACGTTGTAGTGTGTCAATGTATCAGTCAGTTGAATTAAGAAACTATTAGCATTGATGATAAGTATTGTCAGTTCCACGTCTGGATGCTTTTCCAGCCAAGCTAATAAATCATTCATTTTTTTCTCCTCCTCTATTATTACCAATGAATATCTATTTTTGTAACAAACCCGTTTTTCTTGAGATATCGATCAAAAAACTGCGATACAACTTCGTCGAAATCCTTAGTTGTATCTCTGCAATATGCAGCATTCTTATCTAAGCAAATATAACAACCTATCTCATCCCGATTTGTGATGTTCTGTATGTAAGCTCCATCGCATCTAATAGAACCGTCCGGTTCTATTAAATAGCCATAGAAAAGATCTTCTCGATAATATATAGACCCTTGCTCTACGGTGTCGAACAACATACTTCGAATTTCTTTGCGATTACATCGATCGAATGAAAACGAGAATCCATTGTTGTCCTTTACAATTGTTGAAACCTTTGAACGTATATCACCAGCGTATCGGCCGCCTATGGTCCATGAGTCCCAGGAAAATGTCGTAGTATCATCTTCGCGTGCATCATACGGATCCATAATTTCTTTAAGGTCGGCATTAGTTGGGCACTTATCTGTGAACAGTAATATCGCTCCGTGCATTCTTTTCCTCCTCTATTTCAAGGTACTTATCGATGTACCATTTAGCTTTACGAATATCCTCTACACCATTCTTGTTACGATGACGGTAAATATACTTCTGAGCATTGCAGATGCAGAAGTTCTGTACTGCTTCGTCACCCTGAGTCTCACGCATTACATCAATACACTCGAATTTACCTGTTTCGTAGTGAGATGGGTGATTGACGTTATCTTCTGGGTCTTTCGGCAAATCAAACCATTTATTGTACAAAATACATAATAGCCTATCTTTAAATACTTCTGAATGCCCGCATTTTTCGTCCAAACATTTTTGAGGTGCTTCTAAATAACAAATCGGAGCATCTTGATTCTTAACATATTCCTGCATTGCTTCGTCCGACTCCGATACTTTACTAAAGCCACAAACTGGGCATAAATATGTGTAGGTTTCAGTATTAGATTTTATAACTTTTGGCTCCTCGCGGATTAAATGTCCCTCTCCGCATGCGGGACAAATTATGTCGGTCTTAACCATGTTGTACATATATATCACCTCCTAACCTTGTCGCAGAAATACTTGATCATGTCAGACTCACCCCTGATAAAGTTTTCAATTTACTACATTCTCCGTTCTCAAGATCACAGTCAGATACTCCGTCCGCGCCAAGTTGGCAGTAATTTTTCCATTTACCATTTTCCCAGCATGTATCCGCAAATATACAATCGTCGTTGAATATTGGCATCTCGTCTACTAAGATTTTCATATATAATCACCTACTTTCCATCCGGATATGATCCCTTTGTGTTTGAGTGAGTCCATGATCTCATCCACGTTTTTCATAACTGTCAGAACGACTGGCATGCAATTACCGCTTTCATACATAGCCTGGTAGTCATATGGCTGGCAGAAACATTCGTCAAGAATATCGATCATCCAGTCGCCGCTATCGTAGATTGTCATGTTGAACGTAATATCTTTATGGACTCGCTTACAAAAATACCACCAATGATCTTCGCCAGAAATAAATCGGCGAAATCCGTTAAGTTTCATAGTGGCCTCATCCAGAATATGAACTTTTATAGCAGCATTATTGCCATGTTCATTGATCTCGACAGGTTTTCCTAAATATGTGCCAGTCATTGTCCACCTCCAAGCTGTCCGATTATCCACATAAATGCGCTTGCGTTTGGAGCAATCGACCATCCTATAATGTGATATAGAGCGATTCCAAATATAACTATGCCTATGAGACCTGACCACACTGCAGTTAACACCATTGCACACCATGTTGATTCGTCCCAGTGCATAGTCCCCCTTACCCTGCGAACACTATCCAGAGTATTCATCCATTCGTTGCGCACGTATGGCGGAAATCCATCCGGCATCATTCCAGAGTCTTTAAGTTTCTGATCTATTTTTCTGACTAAATCCGGATATATTGCAAGCGCCTCATTATCGTTTTTACGCATCCAAAGAAGCTTAACAGTGAAGCCAATAGCAACTCCAATAAATATAAGAGAAATGGCCAGCCAGATCGAATGCTTAGCGATCTGATAACCGGCCATTTCAGGGATGAGTTTGCTTGCTGTTGTGCCAAGCTTGTCGCATAGGTTGTTTATTATGCTATTTACATCACTACTATTCATTTCTCTTCCTCCACTTGGTATCCGCACAGGCAATACCATCTTATCTTCCATTTGTTGCCCTGAATATGCAGCCAGTCATCCATCATGAATCGTCCGCACTTCGGGCATTTTTTGAGTTCGAAAGTATATCTAGCCATTACGTGCTCCTTTCTCTGAATCGCAGTATTGTATCTCAACATACTGCTTTTTCATAGAGACATAAACCTCACTATATTTCGGCAAAAGTGCAACTAGCACCTCTCCAATTGTTTCCGTATTGCTGCTATGTATTGTTATCTTTCCGTTATTCATCGTCTGCTCCTTTACTTTATCTTTGCATAGACATCAAGATACGTGCTATCGAAGTAATCTTCGACCTTATCCAAAAACCAAGGCTGAGATTCTATTATTTCCCAGCCTTTATAGTAATTCCAGTTGCCAGCACCAAGTCTGCAATGAATATAAAGCACGTCTGATCGACCAGCGTACTTATTCCATAATTCATATTGCTGAAATACTTCTTTTTTAGCTTTCTTGATGACATATTTAAATGCTTTACGTTTCTTACCGTGAACTCTATCCCATCGAATATCAATAGGATCCATATGGTTTATACCGCCATTTGCATATCTAGGTAATATGCAATAATACTCGATAAGCCTATCAGTTCGATCGGACAACTCCGACATACACGAGTTCCAATCGAACGGAGGTATGGACTGACAAAGATCTGCGCATCTTCGAAGACCATCTTCTCTGGCCATCACCTTAAGCTCCTCATCAGATACAGGTTTTTCATCTTTCATTAGTCTAAGACCTCTAAGCCTTGGAATTTCTATTCCATTGTCTTTCATAATTTGACTCAAATCATCGATCTGTGCATATGCTCCTAAATCCATTGTTTTGCTCCTTTCATTCTATGTATCCTCCTAAATATACCTGGGTTGAAACTTCAAAATCCGGATCTACTCTCAATTCATATGTGTGATCGAGTATAATTCCTTCTATATACACCTGAATACACCGAATATACCAAAAGTCTTCCCCAAGCATTTCTTTTATATCAGCATTGAATTTCTCAACGGCTTCCTCTGCTTTTTTTCTTGATGAATACACACCTAGAAGATAGTTTTCGGAACCATAGCGATGAAGATATCCGTCAAAACGCACTAAATACAACATGGTCTTATCGTCCATTATTCGCCTCCGTCTTCTTTTACCATGTCATGCACATTTTTTATCATTGACTCCACAAAAGCCGTCATTTTATCAATCGCACATCCGTCAATTACATCACATGGGCAAAGTTCCAGTTTGCAAATATAACTTTTGCCAAACTTAATTGATTTGCCACATTTTCGTGGGTTTTTGGCTTTATCCATCACTTCGCCTCCACAGGCTGCAGCCAATCACGGAGCAGTGTGTACGGTACACCGCGTCTTGATTTAACCCCGTGAAGTCTGTACAGATATACACCACGAAGTGTTCTTACGTGCTCAATATAAAAGCTCTTGCCATTGAACTTCTTTCTTAGTTCAAATGATCCGCAACGATCAAGGGGCGGAATAACGATAGTTACCTTGTCTCCTACGCCCAGCTTAGGTTCTCTTTCAGTTCTTTCCATTTCTTTGCTCCCTTTCCTTATCTATGAGTATCTCACTAAGACACTCGGCAATCATATAAAGGTAATTAGCAAGTTTGTAAGGATCCTGCCAAATATCTTCTTTTACACCGCCGAGGTTTTCAGTGATTCTATCCATGTTCTCTTTATGCTCGTTCAGTTTGTCTCTAGTCATCTTTTCTCCTATTCGAACTCCGGTACAATTTCCTTAAGCTGGAAAATATCAAAGTTCGTCATGACTCTTGGATCATTGCCGTCCACATAGACGACTCTGAATCTCTTTTCGTTAATGGCATGGCCTTTTATAGCCTTACCTCTGTACCATGGCTCGTATCTCACAATATCACCAGCCTTGACTCCTTTAGTCTTTTCACGAATATCGAACATTCTTTTGTGGTCGCACAGACCATCAGCATACTCGAGTGTTGTCTTGAATGTGAATACAGCCATTAGTCTTCCTCCTTAGGTTCATAGTTTATAGGTTCTCTGGTAGATTCTCTGCCGCCGACCTGTAAGCACTCATTGCATGGGTCTTTCCATCCGGCAAGTTCTGCATACTTGCACTTCTCGCAATATGCCTCAAATGCTACGAATTTAGTGTTCATTACATGCTCCTTTCTTCTCTATAACAAAGACCGGAGGAAAGTCCCCCGGTCTGTTTGCACTCTTTTTAGTTCTCCAACATGAGAACTGGTGGCTCTTCTGCCAGTCAGAATATCTCTTCCTGGATACACTTGAGCCAGAAATATAGCCCGCGATAAACGCGAGCCCTACTATGCAGCATACTTTACTGTCCATACGCCCTCCTACATCGAAATATCGAATGACAGTCCAGGAACAGCTGTTGCCTTGGATGCCTTGTCGGATATAGCCTTGTAGATTGTGACCATGTTGTCGAGTCCCTGCTTGTAGTTGTCAAGGATATCGTCCATGTCCTCACGGAGCTTGTCAGACGCCATCTCCTTCGCCTCCGCAAGAGCCTCTTTCTTAATATCATCGATACTAAGTTTTCCGACTCTATTGGCGATAGCTGACTTTACTGAGCCTGCCAGAATATCCTTCTGGTTCTTGACTTCAGCACCGACTGCGTTTGCTATTGTGCTCTTCTGAAGATCCACAATATCATTAGCTGCATTAGCCGCAGCTCTCTTGATCTCCTGGTCAACAGCCTTGCTGACGTACTCCTTGAGATATGGGTCATCGAGGTCGAGATGAATATGATCTGCGAGAGAGTCGATTGCCGCCGCTGCCTTCTTCTTGTTGTGAAGTTCGACGAACTTGTAAGCTGTAAAGCCTACTGCTCCGAATGCGAATGTTCCTGCCATGATCTTTTCTGCTGTGTTATTCATTGTTTTGCTCCTTTCAGTTATGTGAAATATATGATTAATCGCAATATGCCGGAAGAGGCACAATTAGTGTCGGTGTAGGGAATATAATCTCGAAACCTGACTTCACGCCTTTGATCTCAAACTTGTCCAATGCGGACTTGTCCCAGCCAATTTTCCCGTCTTCTGCTGATACATCGCCAATTCGGCAATACATTTTGAATCTTGCCATGCTTGTTCTCATGAACAAATCGCAATCTTCGTACAGTCCGTCAAGCACTTCAATTGCAAGGGCCTTCGACGGAAATATAATTCTTTCGTAGTTTCTTGTCGGAACAGCTGAGTTATACTCTGTCATCTCTTCTCTCCTTTCAATATTCAATTGTGGCAAGTAATAAGGAGCCTTGTTAAAGCTCCTCAATTTCGTCGAGTGATACAATGTAATCACCGAGCGTGTTCTTAATTAAATCTTTCTGGTTCTCATTCACACGGACCAAATATACAACATCCTTACCTTTTCCAGGCCTCTGTTCTTTGCTCGTTCCCCAAAGATGTACATCTTCGTACGGCAAATGCCCAAAGGCCAGGAATAGAAGTTGATACTTTCTTGATCCTTCCTGCGTGAGTACCAGTTTGAATATCCTTTTGTTTTTACGTCCGATTATCTTCATTCTTCTGTACCTCCCTCATTATAGGGAGTGTAAAAGTTGTGATAAAAATCAGGAGCCCTGCTGTTTCCAGTAAGGCTCCTTCTGCATTATGTTCCTGTCAGAAATATACTCGAGATACTCCTCACGGCTAGTGAAGAGCATCATCTTTTTGTACATCTCCACATAGCCCCAATAGCCGTAGCCATCCTTGGAGTATTCTCCGAATATAGTTCCTGCCATTTTAGATCTTAAACCCTTCCTTTCCAACCTTCTCGGCAACCTCTGTTACGCTTCTGATGATGCCGATAGTTCCGTCCTCATACTCAACTGTGACAAATGCCCCTACGATCGGCTTGTCCAGAAGATCATCGAATGTGCTTTCTCCAGTCATCTTCTCCCAGTCCTTTACAGGAACAGTCTTGAATGTCTTGT